AGCGGACCCGGGACGAGTCGCCACTGAGATCCCGGGCCTTACGCTCCGCCGGGCCCAGGAGATCGCGGCGATGCTCAGGAATAACGAAGCCAACGAGAACCTCCAGCTTGCCCTCAAGGACCTCCTCGGCGGCACGAAGGTCACCCGCCGCGCGCTGAACCAGATCTTGGAGAAGTGGGGCCAAGACGCGCCGGCCCTCATCCGCGAGAACCCCTACGCGCTCATCGAGGCCATCGACGGGATCGGGTTCCTCACGGCTGACGACGTGGCCCGGAAGATCGGCTACGACTTCTCCGGCGCGCCCCGCATCCGCGCGGGCATCATCCACACGCTGAAGGAGCAAGCCTTCGGGCAGGGCCACACGTGCCTCCCCCGGGCGAAGCTCCTGGCGGAGGCCGAGGCGATCCTGGCGGTCCCGTCCGAGCGGATCGCGGCCGAGCTGGGGCCCTTAGAGAAAGACGGCCTGGTCGTCTCCGTCGATGGCTTTGTCTATCTCAAGAGCTACCACGACGACGAGAAGCTGATCGCGGAGAAGCTGAAGATCCTCGCCCGTCAGACGCTCCCGCCCGGGCAGCCCGACTTCGAAGGGCTGGCCAGCGATCAAGAAGAAGCGCTGTCCAATGCAATGGCGAGTGGCGTCTTCATCCTGACCGGCGCGCCGGGGACGGGCAAGACCTTTACGATCAAGCGGATCATTGGCTCGTTCCCCGAGTCCCGCGTGGCGCTCGCGGCACCTACGGGCAAGGCAGCCAAGCGCATCTACGAGCAGAGCGGGCGCCTCGCGGTCACCATCCACAAGCTTCTCGAGCCGCAGATGGTTGGCGACAGGTTCGTGTTTACGCGCAACGCTGAGAACCCCATCGAGGCGGACCTCATCGTCCTCGACGAGGTGAGCATGGTGGACACGCCGCTCATGGCGCGCTTCCTCGAGGCGGTCGCGCCGGGGACGCGGTTGATCCTGGTCGGCGACACCTACCAACTCCCTTCCGTCGGCCCGGGGAACATTCTCAAGGACCTGATCGCCTCGGGCGCCATCCCCTCGACCGAGCTCACGATCATCAAGAGACAGGACGAAGGCCTTATCATCCGCAACTGCCACCGGATTAAGAACGGCCAGGACATCGAGCTCGGCAACTCCACGGCGCGGGACTTCTTCTTCCTCAAGCGTGAGGACGAAGAAGCGCTCCAAGAGACCATCCTGGATCTGGTCTCCCGGCGGTTTCCCGAGTCATACAAGGCCGACCCCCTGAAGGAGGTCCAGGTCATCACGCCGCTCCGGGAGAAGACCGCACTTTCCTGCAAGGCGTTGAACGACCTCTTCCAGCAGCGGCTCAACCCGAGCCCGAAGATCGACGGGGTCCGGCTCAAGGTGGGGGACAAGGTGATCCAGACCAAGAACCAGTACGACCTCGACATCATCAACGGCGACATCGGGTACGTCCGTGATATCGACGTGCGGGAGCGAACCATCACGGTTGCGTTCGAGAACCCGGACCGGGTGGTCCAGCTCCCGCTGCATCAAAATGACCTCGAACTCGCCTACGCCATCACCTGCCACAAGTTCCAGGGCAGCGAAGCACGGATCATCGTGGTCCCCATCCACCGCAGCTTCGGGCCTTTGATCATGCAGAGGCAGTGGTTGTACACGGCCGTTTCCCGTGCCCGCGAGGTCTGCGTGCTCGTCGGCCAGCGGGAGGAGATCCCCAAGATCATCCAGCGGAACGCCCCGCAGCGCCGGCACACGCGCCTCCGGGAACTGGTGCGATGACGGCGCCCGAGCTAGTCGTGGCCATCGACACGCGGGAGCAGAAGCCGTACCGCTTCCCGCGGTCCCGCCGGCAGACGCTGCAAACAGGGGATTACTCTCTCTGCGGCCTGGAGGACCGAGTGGCGATCGAGCGGAAGCGCCTTGAGGAGCTGTTCACCGTCACAGGGCGGGACAGGGAGCGGTTCGAGCGGGAACTCGAACGGATGGCCGAGCTGGACTACGCCGCCATCGTGATCGAGGCGGATCTGCCCCAGATCCTGCGGGGCGCTCCGTTCTCCCACGTCTCGCCCAGGGCGGTCGCCGGCAGCCTCGTTTCCTGGTCGATCCGGTACCGCGCCCACGTCTTCTTCGCCGGCGACCGCAGGCACGCCAACGCGCTGACGCGCCGCCTGCTCGAGAAGTACTGGCACTACCACAGTGGAGACGCGCATGCCGGATCGGGATGACCTCTGGAAGCGTTACAAGCAGGCGGTCTTGGAGAGAATCAGTGACTTCTCGGTACTCTTCGAGGGTCTCGCCAAGCAGCGGCCGTCCACGAACGGATGGGTGACGGCGCTCTGCCCGTTCCACGAGGACAAAGACCCTTCCTTCGCTTTCAACCGCAACTCCGGCCAATGGTGCTGTTTTGCCGGCTGTGGCAAGGGCAGCGCCTTCGACTACCTCATGCAGACCTCGGGGTTGAGCTTCAAGGATGTCCTTCTCGATCTCGGCGACCGCCTGGGGGTGCCCCGGCCACAATCGGAGAAACCGCCGCTCCCGCCGATCCGCGAGGCCCTCATCAAGCAATGGTCCGCCAACCTTTGGGCCAACGAGGAGGTATGCCGCTGGCTGCGGGAGAAGCGCGGCCTGGCGGACGCCACCCTCAAGAAGTATGAGATCGGCTGGGACCCGAAACGCCAGCGCAACACCATTCCCATTCGCGACGAGCGCGGCAACGCCGTCAACGTGCGGCTCTACAACGCGAAGAAAGACCCGAAGATCATCAACTATACCGAGGGCCGCCACAAGTACGGCTCGCCCGCGCGGCTCTACGGTCTCGACGAGCTGGTCAAGTACCAGGGCAAGCAGGTCATCTTGTGCGAGGGCGAGTGGGACCGCCTGATTCTCCAGCAGGAAGGATTCATGGCCGTGACCGGCACGCACGGAGCCGGCGTCTTCCGGCCAGAGTGGTGCGCCCACTTCCGGGACAAGGACGTCGTCATCCTCTATGACTGCGACCGTGAGGGCCAAGCCGCAGCGCGGAACATCGTCCTGCGGGCGCTAAAGATCGCCGGCGCCAGCTCGGTCAAGAACGTCGTTCTCCCGCTCAGAGGAGACAAGGACGACAAAGACGTCACCGACTACTTCCACAAGCGCGGTCTCACGGCCGCCGATCTCCAGAAGCTCATCGACGAAACGCCGCCGCACTCCTACGAAGCGGAGGACCGGCCCGAGGAAGTGCTCCACTTGGAGTCCTTCACGGAAATCGAACGCAAAGAGCTGATCGATAAGAAAGTCTGCTGCGAGATCACCGTTTGCGGCGAGACCTCGGAGGCTTTCCATGCCGTCGAGGAATTCCGCATCACCTTCTGCCCGCGCATGCAGAAGGGCGGCTGCTTCGAGTGTCGGGGCGCCATGGAGCCGGCCGTCATCCCCAAGAGCGCGCAGGAGTATATCGGCTCTTGCATGTCCACCAACGTCCAGCTCAAGGCCATGCTCCGCGAGTATGCCTGCAAGTACGGCCAGAAACCCAGTATCGAAATCCTGCGGCGCACGACGGTGAAGGAGTTTTTCTGCCACCAGAAGGTGAACCGCATCACCCAGACTCGCGACGAGAGAGGCAACGTGGTCCAGGTGATCGACGGTAAGCAGCAAGAACTTCTCGAAAAGCGCGTCTACTATCTCTCCAGCGAGCACCCCAAACCTGGTAACTATTTGGCCACCGGATGGGTGAAGAGCCACCCGAAAACGCAACAGGTCACGTTTCTGATCGAATCGCTGGAGCCGCTCGAGGATGACTTTGAAAGCTTCCGGATCGAGGGAAATCTTCACCACCTGCGGGCCTTTCAGTCCGTCTCTTGGGCGGAGATGTTGGAGGATCTCACCGACAACGTCACCCGCGTCTACGAGCGCGAGGAGATCCTGGTAGCCATCCTCCTCACCTACTGCTCTCCCCGCTGGGTGCCATTCAACGGCGAAATCATCCGCGGCTGGCTCGTCACCGTGATCATCGGTGATTCCGGCTCAGGCAAGACCCAGACGCACCAGCGGATCGCGGAGTTCATCAACGTTGGCGACTGCTTCTCAGGGCTCACTGGATCGCGCACGGGCTTGGCCTACGCCCTGGTTGAGCACAAGCAGAAAGGCTGGCAGGTCCGCGTCGGCCGCTACCCGGCAAACTCGCGGAAGATCCTCACGGTGGATGAGGCCCAGCACCTTCCCGACTGGGACTTGCGCACCATCTCGAAGGCGATGGAGGAAGGCTTCCTCCAGATCGACCGCGTCCAGTCGAAGGGTTACGAGAGCCAGACACGGCTCATCATGATCGCCAACCCGAAGAAGGATCTGGTGATGGACAGCTTTTCCTTTGGCTGCGAGTCGCTCACCACGATCCTGCCGCCCACCATCATCCGCAGGACAGACATAGCGGTCTTCGCCAACTCCGGTGACCTTAAGGATCTCTCCTTCATCAATCGCAGACGCGCGGCAGGGAACCGCCGCCGGATCACGCCCGAGATGCTGCGCGCGGTGGTCTACTGGGTCTGGAACCTGCGGCCCGAGCAGATCCTCTTCACGGCCGAGGCCGAGGACTGCTGCCTCAAGCGAGCCCAGGAGCTGTCGGCGATCTACGGCTACGCCGTGGACGTGCCCCTCATCACGCTCTCGGACTGCCGAAACAACCTGGCCCGTGTGGCCGCCGCCTTCGCGGCGCTGCGGGTCTCGACTGATGAGAGCTTTTCGCGGCTCATCATCCAGCCCAAGCACGTCCAGATGGCGGCGGAGTTTCTCTCGCGGTTGTACTCTCACGAGAATTGCGCCCTGGACGACTACTCCAGGATCACACGCTACGGCAGTCAACTCCTCGATTACGAGGACATCGAAAAGGCCTTCCTCAAGAAGTGGGAGCAGGAGAAGCACGCCGAGGGGGAGGACAAGGGATTCTTTTCCCGGCTGATCTTCTTGCTGCATATCACGCGGGTCATTCGCCGGGAAGACCTCGCCGAGCAAGCCGGCTGTAGCGTCGAGACGGTCAAGCGGGCGGTGCGGCTGCTTAAGCGCTTCAACCTGCTCGACACCACACGCGATGGCTACGTGAAGAAGCCGAAGTTCAATAAGTTCCTCCGGCGGTTCTCGCGGCAGCACAAAGATTTCTTCTCCGAGGCCGCGTGGCGTGGGGGTCAGGTTATAAGTACGCCTAAGTTCTCCGAGTACAACGACTTGCACGAAAAGGAGGACCGAACCTGACCACGCGCGCCGAAAAATGGGGTCACCCTCAAAACAAGCACGTAGGCTCATTTCCCGGGCGGACGCGAGATGGGGTGTTCCATGGTCAGGTTGCCGAGAGCGATGCCAGTAAGTCATTGCAGCAGAAGAGATTGCGTGGTGAAACAACCTGACCCCCACCTGTATGGAGGAGAGACTGAACGAAGAATCTCAGAGACTTACCGAACGGGCGTGGGGGGCAGGTTTTAAATTCACCCATTCCTCACCTGTTGGGACGAAAAACTGACTCATGAATCTCCGAGACCTGGCAAGCGAGGAATGCACTGGGAAGGCGGGACCCGTTCCGGCCAGCGCGCCCTTCCAGGCGCTCCCCCCGCGGATGACGATCCCGCGTCCGGCGAAGCTGATCCGTGATTCTCAGCCTGAAGTCGAGCGATACCTGTTTCCCAAGGATGGAAACCAGCCTTTTACCGCGAAGGTCTCGTCCTCGGCCGTGGCCGAGGTGGACGCCATCCGCGAGCAGGCACTCGCCCTCGGTTGGAGCGAGAGACGGCTCTATCAGAACCGGGGACAGCTCCGCTTCCCCTGCGGCGAAGACTACGGCCTCGTCTGCTTCATCGGCGAGGAACAACGCATCGGCGAAGTAACCAGGCAATACATCGAAATCATCAGTCCTCCCCCACGGGAAAACCGCCTGCGGTTCTATAACCCCGACGTGCCTCAGCCATGGAGGGCAGCTCGCTTGTCCCCCTCTATCAGTGACGGGGGCCTTTCCCCTATGACAGAGAAGTCCAGACGAGCGCCGGGACGCTCGTGAAACTCTTTCCCGCATGATTCCCCACTCCAGGTGTGTTTGCGTGAACCACCGGATCCCCTTGTACACAGCCGACGGCGAGCTGGCTGACTGGATCAGCGAGCAGCGCCTGGCGCGGCTCGAGGCCGCGGGGTTGATCGCTCGCGTTGTGCGCCACCGGAAGGGGCACATCAATCGCGCGATCCTGTTCCGGCGCCCGGGCGAAGGTGCGGCGGTGGAACTGCAGCAGTACCTCGGCACCCGCTACAGCTTCCGCGAGCATTTGGACAACGGGCGGCTGTGCTGGAAGCTGCGGCGGCTGGGGCGCGGCGACGAGCTGCGCCCGATCTTTCTGGCGGTGGTGACGGAATGCATGGCGTCGCGATGAGAACCAAGCGCAGGCGCAACGCGGGTGGCAAGTGGGTGGCCATAGAGCGTGGCCTGCTGAAGCGGCCATCCTGGTGGCCATTTCAGCGTGAGCTTCTCTGGGTGCTGCGGCCTTGCCGGGAGGGCGCCAAGGCAAGCGACGGACAAACGTTCCGAGAGCTGCTGCCGGAGAAGCTGATCGAGAAATCGGCCTGAGCATGGACCACGAGGGAGAGTTGGCGCGGTTCTGGCTGCGCCTGCGAGAGCGCCTCGAAGCGGGCGAGCGGAGCTATGGGGAGGCTTCCCTCCGGCGGGAGCCGGCGGAACTGGCCGGCGAGATCGAGCAGGAGCTGCTGGATGTGTGCGGCTGGGCCTTTGTGTTGTGGTGCCGGGTGAGGCAGCTGGGCGCAGGGCTCAGATCAGAAGTAGATCCGAACTCATCGGAGCCCGTCATTAGCCGACCTAATGTCATGAGCTCCGTGGCAATGAGCTAAACCGCTCATTATCATTCATTTGCGGGTCCTACCTGGGCCTCAGGGCCGCGGGTGTGCTGGATGGCACGCTGGGGCTACAGTCTGGCGCCGAATTAGGTTGACAGGTTGACAGCGAAACGGCAAGACGTAGCGCGCCAACTGGTCAGCCAAGCCGAGTACGCGCGTCATCGGGGCGTCAGTCGCCAGTACATCAGCCGCCTGGCCAAGGCCGGCGTGCTGGTCATGCGCGGCGGCAAGGTCGATGTGGCCGCCTCCGACGCCGTGCTCGATGATCGCCCCGAGAAGATCTCCGAAGCCGCCACCAGCGGTCCCGTAGAAGCGGGTGCACAGACGACGACCTATGCCCAGGCGAAGCTGGCCGACATGTTGTTCCGCGCCCGGTTGCGCAAGCTCGAGTACGAAACTAAGTCGGGCAAGCTGATCCCGACCGACGAGGTCAAGGCGGTGTGGTTCAAGCAGGCCCGGCAGATTCGCGACAAGCTGCTGGCCGTGCCGGCAAAACTGGCGCCGCAGTTGGCGGCGCTCGGTGAGGTGCGGGCAGTGCGTGAGTTGCTGGACACCGAGATCGAGGGGATCCTAAAGGGCCTCCAGGATGACATCCGCTACCGCCGCCATTGAGGAATGCCTGGAGCAGTTGGCAGCGGCGTTCGAGCCGCCGCCACGGCAGACGGTGTCGGAATGGGCGGACGCAAACCGGTGGTTATCTTCGGAGGCTTCGGCGGAGCCCGGCCCGTGGCGTACCGATCGGGCGCCCTACCAGCGGGCGATCCTGGACGCCCTGACGCCGAACAGCCCTTACCAGCAGGTGGTGATGATGGCCGCCGCGCAGACAGGAAAAAGCGAATGCCTACTCTGCCTGGTGGGTTACATCATCGACCGCGATCCGGGGCCGATGCTGGTGGTGCTGCCGCGGGTGGAGGACGGCGAGGCCTGGAGTAAGGACCGGCTGGCGCCCATGTTGCGCATGACGCCGTGCCTCAATGGCAAGGTGGCCGACGTCCGAACGCGCGACTCGAACAATCGCATCCTGCACAAGCAGTTTCAAGGCGGCAGCATCACCATCGCCGGCGCCAACTCGCCGGCCGGCCTCGCCATGCGGCCGATCCGCTACGTGCTGCTCGATGAGGTGGACCGCTATCCGGCCTCGGCGGGCACTGAAGGGGATCCGGTTAGTTTGGCCATCAAGCGGTCGGCCACCTGGTGGAACCGGAAGATCCTGCTGGTTTCGACGCCCACCGTCAAGGGCGCCAGCCGGATTGAAAGCTGGTGGCTGCGGAGCAATCAGTCCAGTTACTGGGTGCCCTGTCCGGACTGTGGCGCCTACCAGGTGTTGGTCTGGCCGAACCTGGAGTGGCCCGAGGGGCGGCCGGAGGAGGCGCAGTACCGTTGCGCGCACTGCGGCGTGCTGATTGCACCGCATCGCAAGCCGTGGATGCTGGCGCGGGGCGAGTGGCGGGCGGCCAACCCGAAGTCCAAGATCGCCGGCTTCTGGATCAGCCAGCTCTACTCGCCCTGGAAGGAGTGGCCGGAGACAGCGGCCGAGTTCCTTGAGGCCAAGCACGGCGGGCCGGAGACGCTGCGCGCCTTCATCAATACGGCGCTCGGCGAGCTCTGGGACGACGAGGCGGAGACCAGCGTCGAGCTGGCCACGCTGGTGAACCGGCGCGAGGCGTTCGGGCCGCGTCTGCCGGCCGGGGTGGCGGTGCTGACTGCCGGGGTGGATCTTCAGGTGGATCGGGCCGAGCTCGAGCTGGTGGGCTGGGGGCGCGGTGAGGAGTCGTGGTCGATCGAGTACCGCGTCTTCCCCGGTGATCCGAGCGCGCCCCAGCTTTGGCAGGCGCTCGATGAGTATCTCAAGCGCGAGTGGTTACACGAGTACGGTATCAAGCTGCCGGTGGCTGCCTGCGCGATCGACTCCGGCTTCCACACCCAGGCGGTGTATGATTTCTGCCGGACGCGCTACGGTCGGCGCATCTTTGCCATCAAGGGCAAGGGCGGTCCGCTGCCGGTGTGGCCGAAGCGGCCGAGCCGGAGCACGCTGGGTAAGACGCCGCTGTGGATCGTGGGCGTCGATAGCGCCAAGAGCGTCACTTACAGCCGGCTGAAGATCGAGCAGCCCGGGCCGGGCTACGCGCACTTCCCCCTCGGGCGCAACGAGGAGTGGTTCGAGCAGTTGCTCTCCGAGGTGCTGGTGAGCTCGTATGCGCGAGGGGTGCCGGTCCGGGAGTGGCGGCGCAAGAAGGGCGTGCGCGGCGAGGTCTTGGATGCGCGGACCTACGCCTACGCGGCCTTGTGCGGGCTGGTGTCGATGGGCCTGCGGGTGGATGCCGAGGCCGACCGGATCGCTGCGCTCAGGCCGGCGGCGGAGGGTGAGGAGAATCCCCCCATGCCCGCCGCGCCCGTACGCAAGGTGCTGCGCAGCCGGTGGCTCGAGTCCGGAGTGCGCCGCCTGTAAGAGGATCACTATGGAAAACCGCGAGTTCCTCCAAGCGCACTCGTTCGGCAAGATTGCCGTGCCGACGGTGGGCGCGCCCGTGCCCATCACTACGGACACCAGCCTGCGCGCGGCCAAGTTGCGCTTTGCCGTGGTGATCGGCGAAACGGGGCGCGTGTTCCTCGGTGTCGCCGGGATGAACAAGGCCACCGGCGCCGGGGTGATCAAAGAGTTCTGGCCGACGGGCGCGGGTGGCGGGATTGCCGATGAACTGATCCTCGAATCCCAAAACGGTGACTTACTGCGGCCTGCCGACTACTACGTGGACGCCAACGTCGCCGGCGAGGGGCTGATGGTTGCCTACTGGGTCTGGGTGCCGCACTGGGCGTGAGGTTCGCATGACGCCGCCGATGGTGCAGCGCATCGAACGCTGGCCGGTGGAGCGGCTGATCCCCTTCGTGCGTAATCCGCGCACGCACACGGACGAGCAGGTGGCGCAGATTGCTGGCTCGATCGTGGAATTCGGGTGGACCAATCCAGTCCTCGTGGGCGCGGACGGCGTGATCATCGCGGGGCACGCGCGCGTATTGGCGGCTCGCAAGCTGGGCTTGAGCGAGGTGCCGGTGATCGTGCTCGATCACCTGAGCGAGGCCCAGCGGCGGGCGCTGGTCATCGCCGACAACAAGCTGGCATTGAACGCCGGCTGGGATGAGGAGCTGCTGCGGGGGTTGCTCAGCGAGCTCCGCGAAGACGACTTCAATCTGGACGTACTCGGGTTCTCAGACGAAGAGCTGAATGCGCTGCTGGCGGAGGCGCCCGACCTCCCGGAAGGCCTCACTGATGAGGACGCCGTGCCCGAGCCGCTCGAGGAGCCGGTCTCGCGGCGCGGCGATTTGTGGATTCTGGGCGCGCATCGGCTGCTCTGCGGCGACTCCGCGAACCGAGAAGACGTGGACCGCCTGGTGGCCGGCGAAACGGTGGACCTCGTCAACACCGATCCTCCTTACGGCGTGCGCGTCGAGCCGCGCTCGAACAACGCCATCGCCGCTGGACTGAGCTCGTTCGGCGGCCTTCAGCATCATCAGAGCTTCGACCTGCACCGTGGCGCCTCCAAGGCCAAGCGCACCACCCAAAAGCTGCGCCCCAAGGATCGCGCACTGGTCAACGACTTCCTGAAGGCCGCCGATTACGAGGTACTGCTGCGGCAGTGGTTCGGGAATCTGGCGGCCGCACTCAAGCCTGGCGGGGCCTTCTACATCTGGGGCGGTTACGCCAACTGCGCCAACTACCCGCCGGCGCTGGCTGAGTGTGGCCTCTACTTCTCGCAGGCCATCATCTGGGTCAAGGAACACCCCGTGCTGACGCGAAAAGACTTCATGGGGGCGCATGAATGGGCATTCTATGGATGGCGCGAAGGC